ACGGGCAAATTGTTAACACTCCCCGTTATTCGCAATTCGGTGGCCTGACCTCTGCGCCTAAAGCAGGGTACAAAAACATGATGAACTTGTCTCGCCCAGGCGATACCAAGAAAGTCATCTAAGTAACTAGGGGATAAACATGAGCTTAGAAGACGTATCAATTGAACAGCGTGATGAGTTAGCGAGTCTAGCCAAACGTCTTGCGGATAACCCTGCTACGCGCAAAGAGTTTTTGCGTATGACGCAGCGCATCAACCCTGACATGGTGATCCCAGAGTTACAACTCGAAGATTACACAGAGAAGAAAGTTAATGATGCTGAAGCACGGGTCATGCAATTGGAAAACAAACTGCATGAAAAAGAAATTCGTGAGCAACTTGATCGTAAACGCCGCGCTTTAAGAGAGAGTGGCATTGCTCAGACAGACGAAGATGTTCAAGCAATTGAGAAAATCATGCTTGAGCAAGGCATTACTAGCCACGACACGGCTGCACAACATTGGGAATGGATGAAGCAAGCAGCAACGCCGACTCCATCAGGATATAACCCCAACATGATTAACAAGTTTGACTTGTCAAAATATTGGAAAAATCCCCAAGGTGCTGCGCGTAATGAAGCGGCTACTGCATTGCAAGAAATTAGAAATCAGGGTCGTAGACCTATTGGTGTTTAATGTTGGGGATAAGTTTGTTGGGCGGCATCGTGCCGTTTGTTAACTAAGGAGATTTACTATGCCTATTGGCGGCGGAATTCTACCTGCAAGTGGCTCGGCTCAGTACAACGAACTGACCTACGTCACACGCAGAGCGTTTATACCCAAGCTGGTTGTTCAGCTTTACAACTCAACACCTTTGATGGCTGCGCTTATTGCAAACAGTCAGCAAGCATCAGGCGGTGTGAGCCAAGTCACAGTCCCAGTTCAGGGCGCACAGTTTGTTAATGCACAATGGTCTGATTACTCTGGTTCATTTAACCAGCCATCAGTTCAGCAAGGTGCGTTTAACGCTGAGTTCAACCTCAAGCTGATGATTGCCCCAGTACCATTCTTAGGAATGGAAGGTGCGGTTCAACAAGACTACGCAATTATTCCTCTGATCGAAGCGCGTATGAATGACGCGACTAACGTGATGATGGATGCAATGGCCACAGCCTTGTACACCAACTACACCAATACTCAACAGTTCATTGGTTTGCCAGGCGCAATTGATGACGGTACCAATTTGCAGACGTACGGTAACATCAACCGTTCGACCTACACTTGGTGGAAGTCAAAAGTCTACGCAGCCGGTAACGTCAACCCAACCCGTCAGAACATCCTTCAGTACATTTCAGGCACCGTGAAAAACGGCGCAGAAGTGCCTACTTTTGGTGTTTGCGGTTTTGGTACTTGGACGTTGTTGGCTCAAGACTATGTTGGCCAAGAACAGTATGTCATTACCCCAGGCTCGGGTTTTGATAGTGATGGTAACGGACCCCAAGCGGCTTTCCGCGCTTTGATGGTTGCTGGTGTGCCGATCTATCCTGATCCATATTGCCCTGAAGGTACGGTCTACTTCATCAACAGCAATTACCTCTCGCTGTACATTCACGAACAAGGTTCGTTTGTGTTTACCGGCTTTGAATCGACTTTGCCTAACTGGCAAATCGGTTACGTTGGTGCAGTGCTGATGATTGCGGAATTGGTTTCGACCAAGCCCAAGTCGATGACCCGTGTGTCTGGCTATAACTCAATTTCTATCTAAGGAGAAATAGTCATGGCTCTCGGTCTAAACAAGATTGTCCTCGCAAGCGCAAGCACCAATACCCCTGGTGCCTACTGGCAGTTAACAACCCTCACAGGTAACAACAGCACTACCGTTGTTCCTGCGGGTACTTATCTGCTGTTCCCTACGGCTAACGTAACAATTGAAGCGGTGTCGGCTTACAACACCAATACCGCTTGCACAACGCCATCGACATGGTCAACTCTCATTGCCAATAATACTGGTGGTGTGTTGATTTCTGACGGTGTTAACGTTCGTGCAAACACTATTGTTGCTACTGCATCTACGATTATCTTGGCTACGGTCAATGGTGGTCAGGCTGCTACCGGCACGTTTAACAGTTAAGGAACTGAAATGGCAAATCCAGATTCAGTAGGTCAACTAAACCTAGACAGTTTTGGCTATGGGTTGGTTGCACAGATTCGCGCTACTGCACTTAATACTGCTGGAAATGCTGTTGTTACGTTACCTCTGTTGCGTGGTGGTTTAACCAACAGCGGTAATGCAACGACTTCAGGCAGCGTAATTATTCGGCGCATTACCGTTCAAAACCCAACTGGCAGTATTGCATCTGCTAACGTATCAATTACTACAAGTAACGATGGCAACATTTCTAATGCCGTTGTTTCAAACGTAGTGTTGTCTACGGTTAGCGCAGTAAACAAGTTTCAAGATTTAACGATTGCTGGCGCATATGGTGCCAACACCGCTATTTCAGGGAACACATCATCTGCGTTATTTGTGAATGTAAACACGGCCTCTGGCAACGCTAACACCGTTGACATTTGTGTTTTTGGACAAGTAGTAGGATTCTAATGATGAACATCTTTGTAACCAATAATTCTGACAAAGTATTGAAAGACGGTTATGCCGGCAAATTCTATACTTTTGGCAAGGGCGAAACGGTAGAAGTACCGATTGAGGTTGCCAAACACGTTTTTGGTTATGGAGATGAAAACAAAGAACCGTATTTGGCGCGGCTTGGTTGGATTAAAACTGCCAATGATTTGGACGATGGTTTAGACCGGATGTCTAAATGGAAGTTTTCTGATCAGCCGCCCAAGAAGAACGATTCCTTATCCCCGATCGTGGAACGAGTACCCCTAGAGGTTGTCAAACCTCGCGGGGGAAAAGTCCTGTCAGCAGCTTAAAGATTATGGAAAGTAAATGTCGCAAAACTTATCGGGATACATTACCGAAGTTAGACGTTTGCTGCATGATGCCAATGCAAATTTTTACACGGATCAGCAGCTAACAGACTACATTAATTCTGCCCGTCAACGCACGGTCAGAGATACCGGCTGTCTGCGTACTATCCAAGTTATTCAATCACCCGCACCAGTTGCCAATCCGCTTAATGGCGTGACTGCGACAAATCCTGTCGCATGGACTGCAAGCACCGCATACAACCTTGGTGATTTTGTTTTTAGCAATATCTTTGTCTACCAAGTGACAACTGCCGGCACAAGCGGATCTACCGCGCCAGCATATCCTCAAGGCAACACAAACTATCCACCGAGCACCGAATTCTTTAACGGTGGTTGTGGAATGACCTATGTGGGTAATGTTGAACAAATCCCGTACACAACGTTGCCACAAGGTGCAAACACGCTTGATATTTTGAATATCAACTTGTACTGGGGTAACTCGCGGGTGCCGCTAGACTATTTGTCTTGGAGTGACTTTAACGCCAGGTTGCGGTTTTGGCAGAATTACATTGGCCGGCCTGTTGCGTTTTCTATTTATGGGCAAAACACAATCTATATTGGGCCAATCCCCGATCAAGTGTATCAACTTGAGATTGACACGGTGATCTTGCCTGAACCGCTTGTTTTAGCTACGCCAACGGTTGCAGATTCTATTCAAGACCCATACACAAGTGCGCCAAAGTTTTATGCGGCTTATTTGGCTAAGTATTACGAACAGTCTTTCGGTGAAGCGGAGATTTATAAGCAAGAGTATCTCAAGCAAGCCACAAGCATCCTGAATTCTGTGTTTACTCGCAGGATTCCATCTGCTTATAGTAGCCCATACTAATCATGGCAGCGGCAGAGCAGAAGAAAAGCTATAAAGTCGTTAAGCAATTCAAAGGGCTTAACACTAAGGCCAATCGTACGGCCATTGAAGAAGATGAGTTTTCTTGGATTGAAAATGTTCAACCTATCGGATACGGCAATGCTAGGGTTATTCCTAGCTACATTACTTCTAAAGATAGCGGTGGCAATGCTGTTGTTTGGGCTAACACGGTCACTCATTTAACGTCTTGCAACATTGATATAACTGATTACGTTATTTCATTCCAAGCGGATGGTCGTGCTGAGTATTACAACCTAACAACCAAAGCAAAAGGCAATGTTGCCGTTACAGGCACGTTTTCCAACGCTGGCATCCAAACAAGCCAATGGAAAAACGAAAGGATGCTCATCCTTGACCCATACAAGGGTTACTTTACTTGGGATGGCAATAATGTCGTATCTGTAGGCTCGGTGGGTATCATTGCGGTGACAGCCGGTGGTACAGGTTATACCGGCAATCCAACGGTTGTGATTGGTGCGCCTACAAACCCAAATGGCGTTCAAGCTAACGCTACAGCCTCGGTTTTATCAGGCACCGTGGCGTTGGTGTCATTGCAAAACGCAGGAACAGGATATACAACCCCGCCCCCAAGCGTAACAATCTCAGGTGGCGGTGGATCAGGTGCTACGGCTATTGCAGGTGTTGTGACGTTTGCATACGGCACGGCATCAGCCGTTGTTGTGTCTGGCGGTACGGGTTATACAAACTCTGCTAACACGGTAGTGAGCTTTAGCGGTGGTGGTGGGTCAAGCGCAGCTGGTACAGCAGTATTGAGAGGCGGTGCTATTGCTCAAATCATTATGACTAACCCAGGGTCGGGCTACACCAATGCAGCCAACCTTGTTGTCACCGTAAGTGGTGGAGGAGGTTCAGGTGCAGTTCTTAAAGGGATTGTTAACAGTGACCTTAACTGCGGCATTGCTTCTTTTTCTGGCAGGGTGTTTATTGCTGCCGGTAGGACTATTTATTATTCTGCTGCAGGAAGCTACTCGGACTTCACAAGTGTGTCAGCAGGCTCTTTTGTTCTGACAGACTCGACCTTGCATGGCAACATTCAGCAGATATTGTCGGCAAATAACTTTTTGTATATTTTTGGTGATGACTCAATCAACGTGTTTTCTGACGTTCGAGTAGACACCAACGGTATTACTATTTTTACCAATACCAACGTATCGGCCTCGGTGGGTAGCAAACGCCCCTACGCTATTTTCCCGTATTTCCGGTCTGTGTTGTTTTTAAACGACTACGGCATATACGCATTGGTGGGTTCGACTACATCTAAGTTATCAGATGGCTTAGACGGGATATTTACGGGTATTGATTTTAGTTATCCAATTTATGCCGGTCAGGTATTACTGAATAATATTCTCTGTGCGGCATTTAATTTCCGGTATTACGATGCTCAGTTCACTCAATCGTATCGGTATGTGCAAGCGGTGTTTTTTGATAAAAAATGGTTTTTGACGAGCCAAGGCGATGCGTTAAGTTTTGTGACTTCTGTGCCCGTTGGTGGCTTGGTTACATTGTTTGGCACATCAGGAACAAGTTTGTACCAGTTGTATGGCAATGCCTCGGCTACGATTACTTCGCGTGTTCAAACGGCCTTGTTGCCAATGACTGATCCGATCAGGACTAAGCAAGCATTAAAGATTGGTATTGAGGCTACGTCAACACCAACAAGTCCTGTTTCATTGCAAGCAACCGTTGATTCTGAAAATCAATCAAGTCCACCTTATACATTATCAAGCACAGTCAGTTGGACAAACAATAATCTTCAAATTATTAATTGGTCTAACAATTCAAATGTTGTAATTGGTTGGGCAACTGTTGGATACGAATTATTTAAAACCGATGCTTCCATGTATGGAAAATACCTTGGAATAACAGTAACATCATCGAATCCAGGCTTCTATTACAACGGATTTGAATTTGAACATGAATTGAGAGTGAGGTTCTAAATGGCTGTCCCATATACTTTTGCTACGGCATCAACAACTATTCCTCTGTCAAATTTAGATAGTAATTTTGCCACTCCCGCAATTATTGGGAACACTTCTGTCACGCTTGGAACAACTGTTACCACGCTTGGAAATCTTACTTTAACTAATGCAACGCTTACAAGTTTGGCAGCAGCTTTGTCATCAGCTTATGGTGGCACAGGGTTAACAACGCCTGGCACCTCAGGCAATGTTCTTACATCTACGGGTACTGGCTGGGTAAGTCAAACTCCGGTATTGCCTGGTGGATTTTCATGGACTTCAACCCAAACATCAAACTTTGCCGGTTCGAGTAAAAACGGTTATCCAGTTAATACAACGTCTAGTGCAATTACTGTTACGTTGCCGGCCTCGCCTACAGCTGGCGATTACATGACGTTTATTGATTATGCTCGCACTTTTGCAATTAACAATTTTACAATTAACCCTAATGGCGGCAAGATTAATGCTAGTACAAACAATGTTGTTTTAAATGTATCGGGTGAAGCTGTATCACTTGTTTACATTGATTCAACACAAGGTTGGCTTTGCTATTCTGGATTCACTTCTAATCCAACTGGTAATTATTCGGTTAATTACCTTGTTGTCGCAGGTGGTGGCGGCGGTGGTGGTTACATTGGCGCAGGTGGCGGGGGCGCAGGTGGGTTATTAACAAGTTCAGTAACTTTATCGGCTGGCACGGCATACTCAATTACAGTAGGTTCTGGTGGCGCGGGTGGCGCAAATGCAGGAAGCGTAGTTAACAGCGGTTTTGTTGGATCAAATTCAAGCATTTCAACATTAGCAGTTGCAATAGGCGGCGGTGGTGGCGCAGGAAATACAACGTCATTATCTCCCGCAACAGCCGGAGGATCAGGCGGCGGCGGGGCTTATATTAATAACACTACTGGTGCTGCGGGAACGTCCGGTCAAGGTTATGCGGGTGGTACAGGTGCATATACAAGTTTTGCTGCTGGTGCGGGAGGTGGTGGTGCAACAGCTGTTGGCGGTGCTGGAAATGGCACAACAGGTGCTGCTGGCGCAGGCGGTGCAGGAGCTGCAAACTCAATTAGCGGAGCGTCAGTTAATTATGCGGGCGGCGGTGGCGGCGGTAGCAATAACTCATTAGGCGGGGCAGGTGGCACAGGTGGCGGTGGTGCTGGACAAGGGCCATCTGCGGCAGTTGCCGGAACAGTTAATACAGGCGGTGGTGGCGGCGGTGGCGGTAACGTGACAGTAGGCGCAAACGGTGGTTCAGGCATTGTCATCATCAGTTACGCGGGAAGTCAGCGCGGCACAGGCGGCACAGTCACAACGTCAGGTGGCAACACAATTCACACCTTTACATCGTCTGGTACTTACAACGCTTAAGGTCAATTATGTCAAATTACGCAAAAGTCTTAAACGGCAAAGTTTTAGAAGTTATTGTTGCTGACGCATCATATTTTGATACGTTTGTAGACACAAGTCCTGGCGCATGGTTGCAAACAAGTTATAACACTCGCGGCGGTGTGCATTATGGTGCTAATGGTCAGCCTGACGGTGGTGTAGCACTTAGAGCTAATTACGCAGGTATTGGTTACACCTACGATCAAGTCAATGACGTTTTTTACGCGCCACAACCATACCCATCGTGGACAATTAGCGCGCCAACTTGGTTGTGGCAACCACCCGTACCATATCCAACTGACGGTAAAAATTACGTCTGGGACGAATCAACACAAACTTGGGTGCTTGCACCAACAGAGGTAAATCCATGAGCGTATCCGCAGCATTTCACCCACTAGGAAACACGGTTGTTTTTACGGCAGCAACAACTGCGCCGACTCCCGTTCAATCCTTGGCTACCACTCTTGGTGGCAATCAATATCGAATCATCAACTCCGGTAGCGTGTTGGTGTTTTTAGGTGTCGGCACAACAGCAGCTCAAGCAACGGCTAACGCCACGATTGTCACGAGCACAGGTGCGGCAATTCCTTTGTTGCCAGGCACAGACGAAATCTTAACCTTTGTACCGTTTGCGTACTTTACTGGAATTACGGCTAGTGGCACGGCTTCAATTTACATCACAAACGGGGATGGACTCTAATGCTTAAGACAGTAGCAATCACAAGCGGTGGTGGTGGTGGTAACGGCACAGTAACCCAAGTGGGCGGTACTGGTACTGTCAACGGCATCACGCTTACAGGCAACGTCACAACAACGGGCAATCTGACACTAGGCGGCACGTTAGGTAGCATTGCAAACAGTCAGTTAACAAACAGCGCAGTCACAATTGGCAATACGTCTGTATCGCTTGGCGGCACAACATCTAGCCTTGGTAACTTAGCTCTTGATAACGTAACGGTTGGTGCTACGACTGCAAACACAGGCGTGTTTACTACGTTGACAAGCACAGGTACGGCGTACCTTGGCGGTGTAAGCGGCAATCAATCGTTGCAAGTTAATAACTTAGCTAATGCAGTCAACTATGTGCAAGTTGTGGGTGCGGTTACTAACAGTAATCCTATTATTTCGGCTCTTGGCACAGATACCGATATTGGTTTAAATTTTGACGTAAAAGGGGTTGGTACTCATAAATTTAGAAGTCTAAACGGTTCTGCCGTACAGTTTTCAATTGACTCAACCACAAACTCCGTAAATTATCTTACTGTTACAGGCGGCGTTGCAGGTGGATACCCGCCAATTTTTAGAAATACAGGATCTGATGCAAATATTGGTATGGTGTTTGCGACAAAAGGCACGGGTAATATTTTACTGACTACAAATTACCTTACTCAAGCCCAAGTAAGCTCCACAGCCTCCGCAGTCAACTACCTAAACTTCACAGGCGCAGCGACAAACGGCGGTACGCTTACAAATACAGCACCAACTATATCTGCCGCAGGTTCAGACGCAAATATCAATATTCGAATTACACCAAAAGGCACAGGTACGTTGCAATTTGGCACATACACGGCAGGTGTTCTTTCTCAAGCGGGTTACATCACAATCACAGACGCTGGCGGCACTTCCCGCCGTTTACTTGTAGGATAAACATGGACTTGCCATTTAAACTTACGATTGAAGAAATTAGTTTTATTTTGCAATTGCT